GTAGATAAACAAATTGCCGTCTGGAGCCTTTCTTGCCCAAATCATAAACCAGTTTCTGGCTCCAGCAGGGTCTACAACCATATAATTGGTTCCTTCTTCTGGTAGAGCCTTTAATGGCACAATATTCCTGTCTCCAAACCTTGGAAACTGGTTTCCAACCGTATTATCAGCCCAACCATAGGCACGAATCTTCTGTTCGTACAAATTTTTGCCTGTAAGAGTCTTAACTAACTCATCAAAGGGGTTGTAAGGGTTAAGTTGAGAGTGAAACCAAATTACAGAAGCGTTTCCACGATAGGAATGAGCCGTAAATGGCATATGACCCTTTGGACAGCCCCCAACATAGACATTATTCTGGTCTAGGATAGTGGCGGGAAGGGTTTTAATAAAATTACAACCAGACACAAACTCCTTAACCACCTGCGAGTAGCCAGCAATAGGGGTAAATGTAATTGCCAGTTTACCTCTACGAGTAACTAGGCGGTATCGCAGGGTCTCAACCCAGTCCATCGGCACAAGTTCATCGCACCAGATTAAGTCACATTCGCCACCTTCAATAACATCTCGCTTCTGGGCGTAATTCATAAACACACATTGCGAACCATTAGGAAGAATAAAGGACTCTTCTGAGAATCCATTCTTTTGACTGTACGCAATGTTAGTTACCTTGCCCTTTTTGAGATTTTTTAATTCTGGAGGCATATACTTCCAGACAACATTCTGTTGCATCTGGATACTAGACTTCTGGGTCGTGTGAAGACACCAGACCATTGCGTTCTTTTTGCCGACTAAAGTCTGCACTACACGCTTTGCCATCCACTCAGTTTTGCCAGCACGGTTACCCCCAAGTACAAGTAACTCCTGCTTTTCTTTAATCAATTTATCTGCTTCGTGCCAATGGTCTGGCTCAAAGCCGTGACGAAATGGGTCTAACTGTTCAGCAAGAATTTTGTCTTCTCTAAGTTCAAGAACTTCAGCGGTCTTCTCAATGCCAAGACGCTCAACGAGCATCTTGATATCTGGCATCTTAAGAAACGGATGCGGAGACGGTTTGAAGTTTAATTCATCCACTAATTAATACGCTCCAAACGAGTTAATTGTTTCATTAACTCCACGCTGAATTTCACCTATTTCTTTTTCAGTTAATTTTCTTCCAAGTTTCTTTTCAGAAGCAGCAATTTCTGATTGAGCCATTTTGTTTCCACTTTCAACAAGACCTCTTGCAATATACCCAAACACGCCACCGCCAGACTTTGAAACTTTTTCAACAGCCTTTTCATCTCCCTTCATAACATTAGCCATATCATAAAGACCAAGCATTTCTGGCACATAATAACTTCTAAGATTAATACCAAGCCTAGCCGCATCACCGCTTACAGATTCAATAGCCGCACCAGTTTTACCAACTGGACCAAGCCCTTGAGCCGCCGCCCTATCCATAGCAACGCCAGCATTTTCTGGAGCATTGTAAGCGGTTCTTGCAATATCAGCACCCTTAAGAGTGTTTGTTACATAGGGATGAGAAAGTCCTCCCCACATTTTTCCACCAATGTAACTAAAAGCATTTCCTACTTTTGAACCAGCAGTAGGAGGAATAACTACTGGTTTAGCATTAGCACTACGAGCCTCTGCAACATCTTTAGGTGTTGTTACATAACGAGCAACCTTTTGGTCAGCACCACGAGCATCAAATGCGGCTTTAGGATTAGCAACAGCATTAGTAGCGGGTTGCTGTGGTTCAATCCATCTTAGCAATTTTTCTACGCCCATTTTCTTTGCCAATGCTCTTCTTTGGTCTGGCGTAAGGCTTGCCAAAGCCTCTCCGTTTAAAGTAGCACCTTTAACAGTACCAAGGCGTGACGCAGGAGCAAATTTCCCTTTACCGTCTGTCTGCGTCATCATTTCAACCGTCTTGTTTACAACCTTAAGAGGAACGCCAGCCTTCGGCTTTGCAAACGGCTGGCTCTTGCTATTATCAAGTCTGTTTACGAGGGCGTTTTCTGTTTTAATTGCCTCAAGGATTTTCTTAGTTGCTTCAAGCGTATTGCTAGTAAGTTTCTTATCAACATAAACTCCAGCACCAACCGCACCCGCAACAGCCGCCATTTCTGGGAAATAACCCCTGTTCTTTGCTTGAACCGCAGACTCAAGAAGATTATTGTTAGTTAAATTTCGCTGGCTTGCTTTTAGTTTTGCTTCACCTTCGGCAAGCAGGTCTTCAACATCTTTTGCCATTACTTTCTAAGCCCTGTCTTGTAAGCGTGAATAAGATTTTCGCTAGGGGTGCAAGCCTCTAGGTTAGACACAGAGTTATTGTGCTTATTTCCATCGATGTGGTTAATTTGCATATTTGTTAAAGAGTGTTCATTCCAATGTATGAGTCCAAATGTAATAGCAACCATCTTATGTGCATTTACATTATGCTTAAACTTATTGTTGTGCAACTTGAATTGAAGATACCCGCTAGTTGTGTGGGTAGGCTTAATTACCCTGCTGGGAAGCCTTCTGCCGTCACTTGTGGTCTTGGGGCAAGACCTTAGTCTCCCTTGGTCGGAAATCTCGTACAAGCCCTCAAATTGCTTGATTGGTACTGGGAGCCATTTTTCTTCCATAGTGTTAAAGTGGAGCATCGGGTCGGACTTGAACCGACAGCCTACAGTTTACAAAACTGTTGCACAACCATTGTGCTACCAATGCGTTATTTGATATAACCATCATCACCATACTTAAGTGGAGGAATCTTGTGTTTAAAATCGTCAGTAAAATCTCCAGTCTCGTTATTGTAGATTTTCATACCTTTGGCTCGTTCTTCTGGAGGCAGGTTAAAGAAATCACCAAGAGTGCCATACTTAGGCTGATTTGATGGGTTGTAAGGAATTTCAATGGCATTTCCAAGTTCGTCTAAAACTGTAGCGGTTTTTTCTGCCATTCCTTGAATAAACTTATCAATAGATGTTCTGTCAGTAACGCCATACCTTTTGGCAAATTCTTCGGCTTCTTCAATCGTACTAAATACTTGACCTTTGAACTGAGGAACTGTCCATTGTCCATCTTCTCCCTTAGTAGGAATTAACTCATCTGGTACTTCTGGTGCAGGTGCGGTTGCGGGAGCCTCCCAGTTACTTACTGTTCCCAATCCCATATCCTGTTCAAACGGAACGCCACCATAACTTAATTGAGCCTTATCCTTTCCGTTGTAACCGTTAACTACCCATCCACTAGGCAACCTGCTACCAACCTTAACCCAGCGTCCATCAACAGAAGCCATTCCGTCAGCAAACCCAGAAACTTTAGGTTGCTTGATTCCAGATTTTTGAATGTATCCACGCAGTACATCATCATCAGTTAATGGTTTAGTAGGCATCTCTGTATCGTTCTGACCGCTAGGTCAGAACTTCGATTTTGTTATTGGTCGTAGAAATATAGATTTTCGCCCTCATCATCGTCTTCATCGTCTTCGTAAGGGTCAATTTTCATTGGTTAGAACAAGCCACCGTTCCAAAGAGAGCGGACAGGGTCGTATCTACCTGTAGACTGGTTGGCGATTCCGTTGGTTTGCTGATTATTTTGATTACTGTATGTTCCAAAGCCAATATTACCGCCAGTAGAAGGGTTAGTGCTACCGTTAGATTGACCTTGGAATCCGTTCATACCAAACTGCGAATCTTGGAACAAGAAATTCGGAGTATAACCAGAAGAACCGACATTAGATTCAGAAGCATCCTTAAATCCCTGTGGCTTATTCCATTGAAATCCTTGGTTCATTGGAGTGCTATTAAACTGCGACAGGTCTACGCCAGTAGTCGGAGCATAGGTAGGCTGTGCCATACCACGGTTTTTACTTCCCACCTTTAGACTTCTCCTTTTGCTCGTGGTCGAGAGGTTTGAATTTAGGAATACCTAGGGTTTTGCACAAATCCTTTGTGCCACAGTTAGACTCCTTTTTTGGAGATGGTTTCGAAGGCTTTTTCATAAGATTTAAAAGACTGACCACGAACGGTGTGGCTATTCTCATTGGTGTCAACTACGACCCACGCACCTTTGGAATAAAGTTGGTTGTCACGGCAATTGACCATAACATTAAACCCAGAGTTATGCTCTACCATCAAGACCATATGATTCTTGTATAGGTTTCTGACAACCTTACCTACCCACTTGGTCTTATGCACCATATCAAGAAACTGAGCCTTACTCATTACTTTCATATCAGTATCTGGCTTAATTACAGGCTGACCAGCCTTCTCAGACAGGTAAGCCCTTAGAAAGTACATACCAGCATCAGTCCAATACACAGTACGCAGGTGTTCTGGCTTGTTTGACTCCTCTCTGACCCAAAGCGGACCGACATTCTTATCAGAATTAGCCAGATTCTTACGAAGATACTTAAATTCGGCTCTGGTGATGTTCAGAATGTCTACCAACTCCGACTCCTTGTGGTTCATATGTCTACTTTCCCCCAACAAATCCATATGTCAATACCTGTATCTCTATAGTCTATCCTATACCCTATTCTATATGTAGGAAATCCATAGCACCCCCCTAGGGAAATCTATTACACCCCCCTAGGAAATACACTTCCCCCTACCCAGAACATTAAAAAACGCCATATTTAGCCCC